TGCTTCACTAGATACAATAACATCATTAGCTGTTGGTTGGATGAGCAGATCCAGGTCTTTAAATCGATCAGGCGACGCTTTAGCACGTTTAAATAACGCACGTATAGATTTACCTTTAGAATCGCACACCCAACAATGCCAAAAATTTTCACGTTTAGCCGTGGTGCGTAGTGATACCTCTAGTTTTTGTTTATGGTGAGCACAAAATGGGCATTTAAAAGCGTAGTTGCCTTTACTTGTGACCTGTCCCTTACCTAAAACGGATTCTACTAATAGCAGTAATGCTGCATTTTCCATATAACCTACAAGATACGAAGTTATTCTGCCTCAATCAAATCTTTAGTAAAAAATTTACCTAATATATTGTCATTATAAGACATGTTAGGACTAACTAAACATTCATACTTACACTGATAGTGCATTTCATAGTATGTTAGTTGTTTTTTTGTTTTGCATTGTCTATAAATCCAACAAGTAAAATTTTCCTCACCATATTGTTTAATATCAGCAAGTAGTTGCTTATTAGAACCCCAATATGTTTGCCAATCGCTTTCACTTTGAATTACTTCAAACTTTGGTTTGCGACCAGGTCCTGTTTGTTCTGCTAATTGTTTTTGGGTTAGTTTATGCTTCTTGTTATGAAAGAATGCTTTTTTACCAATATAGAATTTACCATTTATTTCATTAGTAATTCTATAAACAAAACCATAATATTTTGTGGGATCAATTGTATCCCAACTTTTCCATTTACTCATCATATTTCACAACAAATGTCATATCAGTATCAGGTGATATCATGATTGGTTTACCAAATTTAGCTACTGCTAATAATTCATTATTATCATTATATAATCCAAGAGATGTAGCATAAGGATGGAAATCAGATCCTGTAGCAAAGTCCTTTACAGACCCACTAATATAACTACCTGATAATAAGGTAGGGTTATAAGATAAGTTATAATCACTTTCTTGAACTAAACATCGTACTTCATTTTCATAAATAATATGTTCGTTTTTAAAAGATAAAGTAAAAGAACCTGTGTATGCCATAATTTATTATATTAAAATTAATTTTGATGAGCAACAGCAGTCACTATTTTCATTAACAATTATTATTTGAGTTATACTATTATCTACACGGTACGTTTTAAGTACTGAGGAGCCACTTGGTATTAATATATTTTCTTCAAGCAAATTATCACTTAATATAGATGTTTGGTAAACATTATATGGGCTACTAACTGCAGAACCTGTTATTCGTAATGTTATTTGTTTTTTACTCATAGTTTATATTTTAACAAGCTGTACAACTACCTCCTACTTTATTTAAAGTAGTAGTTCCAATTCCTCCTGGTTTATTATATTGTACCCAATCTCCATATCCTGAAATGTCATAACTTATAAGTATATAGTTACCTGCTGATAATGGGGCAAAGTATGAAGAATCTACATATGTTGAATTACAAATATTAGTTCCTCCACTATATGATATAGTAAGTATTTTAGTTCCTCCTGTTTGAGTACAAAGTTGTGTATAATCTGTACCTGCTAAATACCATATTCCTGTTCTATTTACACTTGTTGGAGAAGCAGTTGGTAAAGTAGCTGTTGGTGTTGCTATTGGAGTAGCGGAAGGTGTTTGAGTAGGTGTTTGAGTTGGAGTTTGAGTTGGTGTAGCTGTAGGTGTTTGGGTAGGTGTTTGAGTAGGTGTTTGAGTTGGTGTTGCTGTAGGAGTGGTTGTAGGAGTGTTAGTTGGAGTTGGTAAAACATAATATTGAGCAGAACAACAGCATTCTGAATCCTCATTTGCAACAACAACTGAAGTAGCAACAGCTGCACTACCAGTAAGGAATATTGAAAAACCTCCTGCAGTTAATAAACTTTGAGAAACTCCACTAAGCATTAAGTTATCTGGATTTATAGCATTAAAATAAATACTATAAGTACTTGTACTTAAAGGAGCATCACTTCCGGTATCAGGTGTTAATTGTATATAGTAATTCATTTTTTAAATACTTAATATTATGTCTACTTGTATTGCTGAATTTGCAATACCTGAATTTTTATTTTTTTGGTATGTTATATCATTATATCTTAGTTGTACAATAGTGTCATTTTCATTTATAATATTTTGTATATTAGATATAGCATCATTTTCATTTTCAGCAGAATTAAAATAATAAACGGAAGATGAAAATACTATTCCATTATTATCATCATAATCATAATCTACTTTTACTTTATATTGATTCATATTTTTTATTTTTTAGCTTATACAGCACACAAATTACTACAGTTTAATGATGAAGTAACAACATCAAGAATATATGCTGTGCCATATGAGCCATCACTTGTTCTCTTAAATATATCACCATCAGCATTAATATAATATCTATTTGTATTTGTAATACTAGTTGTTGTAGCTACTAATATATTTTCAACATAACTGCAACCACCACTACAAATATATCTATTCATATAATAGAAATTATATGATGGTCCTGAAGGAGTTGATGTTGGTGTGGATGTAGGTGTTACAGTGGCTGTAGGAGCAGGACATGTTGTACATCCTACGCTTTGAACTGTAGCTATATTTGTAGTATATCCTGGAGTTAAGATTTGGATGTAGCTAGTACCATCTGAAAGGTAATAAATAGTATTTCTAAGCATACTCAAGAATCCAGTAGAGCTTATTACATCTCCTGAATTAGCAGAGCATAGTACTCTTGTACTTTGCCAACTAACAGTAATTGATATACCACCACCTCCACATAATACTGAATAACTTTCATCATACGTTACAACTGATTGATAAGGTGTTACTGTAGGGGTAGATGTTGGAGTGTTTGTTGGAGTATTTGTTGCTGTATTACTGTTTGTAGGGGTATTAGTAGGTGTATTAGTAGGTGTATTAGTAGGTGTATTAGTAGCAGTATTACTACTTGTAGGGGTATTTGTAGGTGTGTTAGTAGGAGTTTGAGTTGGAGTTTGAGTTGGAGTTGCTGTAGGTGTTTGAGTAGGTGTTTGAGTAGGGGTATTGGTAGGAGTATTTGTAGCAGTAGGTAATATTGTTGTACAATTTACAGCTCCTGATTGTGGAGTTGCAGTATTAGCACTACCATCTCTCTTAAAATATCTTACATAGAATATAGCTCCAACTTTTTGTTCAATATAAATATTTGCATTTGGTCCTACATCAGCCCATATAACACCTGGAGATATTGCTGTTAATTTAGTTGCATCTGTTATATTAGTTCCTAAAATAGTTATTGAATTTGAGCCATAATCACCGCATATACAAGCATCTTCTAAGCTAACTGAACTTACACAACCTGTAAAGGTTGCTGTAGCAGGAGTATTTGTAGGGGTATTTGTAGGAGTTCTAGTTGGAGTTTGAGTTGGAGTAGCGGTTGGTGTTGCTGTAGGTGTTACAGTGGCTGTAGGAGCAGGACATGTTGTACATCCTACACTTTGAACTGTAGCTGTATTAGAAGTATATCCTGGAGTTAGAATTTGGATGTAACTAGCTCCGTCTGAGATATAGTAGGTAGTATTTCTAAGCATACTTAAGAATCCAACAGAACTTATTACATCTCCTGAATTGGCAGAGCATAGTACTCTTGCTGGTTGCCAGCTAACTGTAATTGATATACCACCACCTCCACATAATACTGAGAAGTCTGTATCATACTTTACTGTTGATTGGTAAGGTGTTGAAGTTGGAGTATTTGTAGGAGTTTGTGTTGGTGTGTTTGTAGCAGTATTACTATTAGAAGGTGTTACAGTTGGAGTATTTGTGGGAGTATTTGTTGGTGTTCCAGTAGGAGTTTGAGTAGGTGTATTAGTAGGAGTGTTTGTAGGGGTTGCTGTTGGTGTTGGAGTTGGGTTATTACAATTAATAAATGATCCAGCTACATATGATATTTTATTATTTGGATTTGGTGAACTAAATGAATCTATAGTTACATTAGTAACATTAGAATCCTTAGTTATAGGAGCAGGAAAAGGAACATATGTTACACCTTCAGCAGAAGCAGATGCATTAAAAGTAGCTAATAAACTTCCTCCATTATATGCTTTTAAGGTCATATTAACAGGATAATATAAAGAAGATGAAGCGGATCCTGTTGCTCCACTTATATTAATACCATAAGGATTACCTGTAGAATAATCTGTAAAGCAAACTTCAGTTAAATTAATTGATATAGTGGCTGCTGTATTATAAGCAAAAGAATAAGGCCCTTCATATGAATTAAAAGCATAATAAAACCCAGATGCTGCTTCAGAATAACTTGCAGTACTTGAAACACTATCATAGGTATAAAATGAAGAAGTAGTATAATTTGCAAACCCAGCTTTTAAAGAAGAAGTTGTATATAAACTATTAGGATTGGTGTTTAAATTAATTATACTAGAAACTTCATCATTTAAATTAGTATAGGATACATTATACCAATACCAATCACTAGTATATCCTTGATTTGATGTTTGAATAGGATAAGTAGCACTATTTACAGTAGAAGTTACAGTTGTAGCTCCTGCTGAAGTCATTGTTAGGATATCTGTTACAGCTCCATTTATAGTTTTATAAAATGTTCTGTAAATAGAAGCAGAAGAATATGTTCCTGGAGTTACAGCATAATACCCATTAAATGTTTTTAAAAATCCACCTTGATCATAATATAAGTATTTACCTACAGTTAATCCATTTCCGTTAGTATTATCAAAGAAATAACTAGAACTATTAGCATAGGTTTCTACTTTAATTTCATGAGTAAAATAAGCTCCAAACCCACCACTTCCTGTAATTGGAACGCCATAACTTCCAGAAGCAGCATATGATGCTGTTAAATCATATAAATAAAATAATGCTTGACTATTTGCAATTGCTTGTGAACCTGTAGTTATAATTGTACCTTCGGGAATTGTTACTGTTACTGTAGAAGGATGTATTAATAAATCACCTCCTACATTTTGTGGAGTAAAAGTAACTGTTTGAGCTAAACTTTTATTTGTACCTGTTATTGTATCTGGTTTACCTGAACAATAAGGTAGTGCTATTAATTTAGCAAGATCTGTAATAACAGAACCAGAATCAGGTTGGTCAGCTGGTGAAGAATAAGCAAGACCTAATTTTAAAGGATCTATACTTAATAATGCATTGTTTGAATAAGATAATTCCTTATTTGATATAGTAGTAGAAGAAGATTGATTATAAAAATATATACCATCACAATAATATTCTGATTTGTATGTTGTTAAACCGGTATTGGTATAAATTCTAGTTCCATTATTTAAATAAGGTGTATTTGCATATCTAAATTTCCACGTTAAAGAAGGTTCTTCAATAATAACTTTAGTAGGAGTAAATAACTTAATTATTAAAGATATTACAGCTATTGCTACAACTATCAATATAATAGGAATAGGTATAGCAGCAAAAGCAATTCCAGGTCCTGGGGGGCCTAAAAATAAACTTCCAGTTGCTGTAAAATTTATAAATTGATCTATTTTAATAACTAAATTTATAATATCACCTACAGTACCTAAACGTATTGCTGATGCATCATATCCCCAAAGAGCATCTAATATTGCTAATCCCACAGTAACTAGTTCAGGAATAATATCTGCTTTAAATTTTAAACTTCCATTATATCCTGCTAAAAATCCAGTAGATAATTTAGCAATAGCATGTTGAAATCCAGGAATTGTATGAATAGCTCTATTTGAAAAATCAAATTGAGTAAAAAAATCAGCTGAGGCTTGGGCAGTAGAAGCTGCTCCTAAGTAATATCTATAAGATGAAGGTTGAATAAGATTACCAGATGGGATTATTTGTTTTAAAAGTCCTATACCACTCATAGATGGATAAACAAAGTTTTCAGTTGTAAATCCATTAGTATCTAACCCTACCCAAGATTTAGGACCTATAGTTTCTTTATAAACTTTAGTATCACCAAAAGCCCACCATTTAACTACTTCATAATATTTTTTAATACCAAAAGATCTTTCTAATTCACCACCTACTTTATAAACATTACCACTATAACCATAATAATATGGATAAGCAGGGTGTGTTAAATTACCTTTAGAATATATTTCTGTATTAGTTGTCCAAGATCCTATAGGAGTATATGAATATAAGTAAGTTTGAAGAGTAGGACTATTAAGAGCATCATATGATGAATAAGCATGCATTCCCATCAAATATTGATATAAAGGACCTACATCGGTACAATTATACCCAATAGTAACAGTTACATTAGAAGGAAGAGTGCCTTTTCTACCCACAGATACTGTTAAAGGAACAAAGGGTGATTTTTTATTTTCATAGTTAACTATAACATATATTCTAGTAGTGGTACCTGGTGATAATTTAATATATTGTCCTGGAAGAGTAGGTTTAAATAATCCACTTAATGATGTGTTGTAGGTAATCATATATAAGGGATTATATAATGAAACTCCTACTGTGTCTGCACTTCCAGTAATAGTATAGCTTAAATCTAATGTTACATAACCATAATTAGTATTACCTAAATTTATTTGTCTAGTTTTATTAGCCCATTTAACATTAGAAACATTACCTATACCTAAAGTTTGTAAAGCAAATGTACCCCCAGCAGGTGCTGCTGAGGTAAAATTACCTGAGGAAAAGCTAATATTTGATGAATGGGTTAAAGGCATATACTATTTATAAATATTTTAACATGTTAAGATTGCATCTGAACAATATCCAATTAATGTTTTTGTTTGTACAGGTCCTGCAGATACTTGATAAATAGGTGTGTTTACTTCTGTATTAACTAATTTATAGTATCCTGCATCTGCTGTTGTTGCTGTATTAGAATCTTTAAACCATGTTAAACTAGTATAACTAGATCCTGATAGTAAACTACCATCATAATAAAGAGTTTTTGTAGTAGCACATGCTTCACAATCTGCTGTTCCTGTTGGATCACTAGCATAATAACAGAATGAAGCGGAAACAACATTATTTTCAACTAATGCATAAAGTGTACTACCCGAACCATTTAGAGTAACTTGAATTGTACTTCCAGAATTAAATATATTAGTTTTACTACCTGAAGTATAAGACCATCCTACAAATGTTGTGCCAGAATTAACTATTGCTGATACACCAACTACTGTACCAAAACTTCCAGTTGCTGTAAATCTTGTTCCTTTATTTTGTGAACCTGATGCAATAAATATAGGATTCCAAATATTAGCAGATGCTAAATTATTTAAGGGGGATACTTGGAACGTTATGTCATTTACCATACAATCATATATTATAGATCCATTAACTATAGTACCTGTACTATCAGCAATTGCTGGGTAGTATATTTGGTTTGCTGTTACACTTGCTGTATAAGGTGATGTAATTCCTTTATAACTCCAAATAGGACTTCCAGTAGCATCTTGGGTTACAGAAGCAGAATATGGAGCAACACCACCAGTAAAGTTAAATGCTACTGTATTAGCACCACAATTAGTAGATGTACTATTTAAAAATAGACTTCCTGTAGGGAATAGAGATCTAAAACTTTCTCCACCACCACCACTACCCGTACTGCATGCAGGTAATTGAAGACTACCACTATAAGCAGATACAAAAACATAAACAATTCCATTATTAGTTCCATCTAAACAAGTAGTGCCACATCCACAATTACCATTATATATTTGAATATCGGAATAACCTGCTGGTATCGTTACATCAAATGTAGAATAGTCATTTAATTGACCATATGCTCTAACATCAGTAGTAGCTGGGGCATCTAGAGTAATAGTAACATTTTGTTGAGTTTCATATTGGTTAGGATAATAATAACATTCACCAGTAATATATTCAAATAAAGATACAGAATAGCAAGTAGCACCTGCACTTATAGTAGCGGTTGGAGTATTAGTTGGTGTTTGAGTAGGAGTTTGTGTAGGAGTATTTGTGCGGGTAGCAGTAGGGGTTTGGGTTGGTGTTTGTGTAGGAGTTGAGGTACCTGTTGATGTTGGTGTTGATGTTGGAGTTTGAGTTGGAGTATCTGTTGGAGTATTAGTAGTAGTTCCACTATTAGTAGGGGTATTAGTAGGAGTATTAGTGGTTGTTCCACTATTAGTAGGGGTATTAGTAGGAGTATCTGTTGGAGTTTGTGTAGGGGTATTAGTCGGAGTTTGAGTAGGAGTATTAGTAGCAGTTCCACTGTTAGTAGGTGTTTGAGTAGGAGTTTGGGTTGGGGTTTGAGTAGGGGATGAAGTTGGAGTTTGAGTTGGTGTTTGAGTAGCAGTTCCACTATTAGTAGGTGTGGCTGTAGGAGTTTGAGTAGGAGTATTAGTTTTGGTTGCAGTAGGAGTTGCAGTTGGTGTTGCTGTTGGTGTTGGTGTTGGACAAGGTTGGCTACCGTTTATTGTAACACTATTATTATTTGTTACAGTTTGGTTACCTGAAGTATCTGTTGTTACACTTCCTCCTAGCATTAAGTATTTAGTATTAGTTAATGCTGTAAGCTGTTGGTATGGATTTGTCTGTGTAGATGATGTTGAATTATATACTGCTGTACCAATAGTAATTCTCATATTAGTCCAGTAACCTGGCCAATATCCACCATAGTATCTGCCTACAGTATCAGTTGCAGTACTATAATTGTAACTATCTGTTTGAGTAGATGTTGATCTTATTCCATCTATATAAACTGCAGTTGTTCCGTCTGCATTACGGTTATATATAAAATAATGCCAAGCATTTGTACTAACTGCAGAAGCCATTGTATAGCTCACTTGACCACCACCACCATTTTTATCTGAAGTGATTGTTGTACTGTTTGCAAAGAATAAATTTAGAGCTCCTACTGAGTTACTAACTGGTACCCCAACTATACCTCTACTAGTAAAGTCTGAATTATTATAGAACCAACCTTCTAATGTGAATGCCCCAGATCCAAAGATTGTACCAGGGCTTAAACTTAATGATTGGTTACTACCATTGAATGATAAGCTTCCTGAAAGTGGTTGGCAAGTTGGTGTTGGTGTAGGAGTTGCTGTTGCTGTATTAGTTGGTGTGCCTGTAGCAGTACCAGAATTTGTTGGAGTAGCTGTTGGAGTATTAGTTTTAGTAGCTGTAGGAGTTTGGGTTGGAGTATTTGTTGCTGTATTACTATTTGTAGGAGTATTAGTTGGAGTATTAGTAGCAGTATTTGAGTTAGTTGGAGTGTTAGTAGGTGTATTTGTAGGAGTGTTTGTAGCGGTATTACTATTAGTTGGAGTATTGGTTGGAGTATTAGTTGCAGTGTTACTGTTTGTTGGTGTATTTGTAGGGGTGTTAGTAGCAGTATTAGATGATGTAGGAGTGTTAGTAGGAGTGTTTGTAGCAGTGTTACTATTTGTTGGGGTATTTGTAGGGGTGTTAGTTGGAGTATTAGTTGCAGTATTAGAATTAGTAGGTGTATTAGTTGGAGTATTCGTTGCAGTATTAGAATTGGTTGGAGTGTTTGTTGGTGTATTAGTTGCAGTACTACTATTAGTAGGAGTGTTAGTAGGAGTTTGAGTTGGGGTATTGGTAGGAGTTTGAGTTGGAGTTTGTGTTGGTGTTGCCGTTGGAGTTGCCGTTGGAGTTGGAAGAGCAATAGTTGATAAGCTAATTCTAAATCCACATCCTACAGGAGAGGAAGTAGCGGAAGCTGAAAAATTACAGTCAACTGTTTTAGCTAATTCAATAGTGATTTTAGCTTGGTTACTATATACTTTTCCACATCCTGAAATCGTAACAGCTGCTTTATAATATGCTTCATAAATTCCAGGAATAGTTGAGTATAATTCTATATTTGTTCCTACAACATCAGCAAAACTTGTACTACCTGAAATTTCAACAGAACTAGATAATAATCCTGTATAATCTCTAGTATCAATATAGCTAGAATAATCAAAAGAGTAAGTTGCAAATGAAGATCCAGTTACAATTTTATGAATTGGATAAGCAACTGGAGGTAAAGGAAATATAGATTGAGAAGATTGATTAGTTATAACAGCTAAACCATGAGCATAAAATATATTACCTATATGAGTTGTTCCATAGTTATATAAATTACCATACCCATCATCTACAATATTATAAGCAGATGAAGATAAAATAAAGGTATTAGGTAAAATTTTACCACCATATATATCTTGATTAATAGCTAATACTCTAATACCAGCTAAAGTTCCTGTTGGAAAATTTTTAATTAAGATTGGGTTATCATTGTATATAAAATACGATGATGTTGGGCGTTGTTGAGAAGCGGATATGTAATAAAGTGAGTTTGCTAATGAAGACGTATTTAAACTAGCTGTATAAGTTTGATAAAATAAATGATTAATTTGATTATAAACTAATCTTTCATATTGGCCCTCAGTAATGGGGTCAGTATCAAGAGAGAAACTACCTGTTACGTTAGTTCCTTTGTAAATTGTAATATAGTCTGAAGATGTCGGGTACGAGCAATAGTTTAAAGACCATTGCTTATTAGCGGCATAGGGTACTGCTGTAACGTCTGATTTGCTTAGTTTTTTGAACGCCGACATGCATTAATAGTCTAATTTAATTCTAATTAAAGCTTCCTTTGTAAAATCTTTTGTTAATGGTTTACTCAATTTAGCAACAGCCAATAACTCATTATTATCATTGTACATACCTACTGTTGTAACGTATGTCTGAGGATTATTAATTAAAGTTGTGTATAATAAGTTACCATTGTCATCTATGATAGATGGATTTGTTGTATAATTAAATTCACTATTTTTTACTCTTGTAAAGAAATATCTTGAAGATACTGTTTCTTGAGATTGTAATTTAAAAGAACTACCAGCAACAATAGAATCATAAAGTTTTGTTTGATTATATACTGCTGAAGAAGTTATTTGACTAATATTTGCAGAACCTGTAAGATAAGATAATATTGATCCTGATGTACTTGGGGTTGCATTTAAAACAATAATATTTAAATCAGGAAACATCATTCCGTAATTAGCATAAGCCCCAACTCCAGTATAGGCACTATTTGAGCTTCCACTAATAATATAATATACTTTATTTTCACCAATAAAACGAGTTAAACTTGTAGTTGAACTATCATCTATTAAAGAAAGAGTACTACTACCACTTGTTAATCTTAAACCAAATGATCCTGGTAATAAAGATTCTTTATAACGATTGCGAGCAATATTAATTATAAAAATTTGACTTCCAGTTTCAGATCCATTAAAATTAAAGTTTTGATTTTCAGTTCCATAAACTAAATTTCTATATTCACCATATATAATACGAGATGGAGTAATACTTGCTACAGAAGGATTAACTAATGCTGATCCTGAACCATATAAATTACCATATTGTACACTAAATTGTACTGAAGATCCAGAACAAATAGAACAAGAGTTATATGCGTTTAAATAATACTCTGTATAAGTACTAGCTGTAAAGAAAGTAGATATAGTGCTACTATCCCCACTCCACAAACCGCGTACTACGGTTTCTGAACTAATTACTGAATCTTCTGGATTATATCTTGAGAATGACATATTGTTAAGTTATTTTTTAGTATGTTGATACTTTTTGGATATTAAGTGGGATTGTAACTCTTGCTCCGCTATCTCTTCCAATTACAGTAATTGTAGTAGATAAACTAGTTAATGAAGAACCAAATAATGTATTAATAGTTGTACCTGTTAATGTAAATGAAGTACCAATTTGAGTACTTGAAAGTACAGCACCTGTAGTTGTATTTAATCCTGTAATACCAGGAGCAGTTACTGTAATACCTGTACCACTAAATGAAGATACTAAACGAGAATCAGCAATTGTAGCTGTGTATCCGTTTGCTTCAAATGTACTTGTTGAACCTAAATAATTTAATGTTTGAGGTGTAATTGTTAATGATGCACCTTGACGCAATGAAATACTATTATACCCCATATTGATAACTGGTAGTTTTGATGTACCACGAGGTAATGTTACTAATTTATAGCGCATTATTTGTGACTCGTTTGGAAATGCTTCTAATACAGGTACATTTTCAATAGCTTCACCATAAAATGCAGATCCAGATGGATGTGTTGGATTATACAAAGTATAATCAATTTCATCATCGGCTAATGCAAATTGAGTGATTTGAAATGAACCATCATTACGAGCCAATAATTCGCGGCCCTTTGTGGTTAATATTGCATCTACAGTTACTGTTGTAGGATTTAAAATTGCCATAGTTCTTTATATTGTATATACTATAAATATATTAAGTTTGTGAATTTTCACCACTAGATATTATTAATTACTGATTGATCGTTAAGTAATTTTTGTTTAACTTCTTTAGTAATTACATCTATATTAGATAATACTGTTGGGCTAATATCCGTAGGTATTAAAAAACCATATGAGGTTTTACCAGTACGTTTTATAAAAGTTAAGATTGTATTGGTTTCATCAGGTTGTTTAGATAATAATAAAAATCTAGTATATGTTTTATTTATTAAATTAGTTTTTAATGTTGAAGATAAATTTGTATCTAAGGTCAGATGTAATTTTGAATTTAATAAATAAGAATTTATTACTCTTGATTCTATATAAGTACCATCCGATAAATATACTAATACAATATCATATTGTTTTGAGGTAAAAGGATAATCAACATCTCCATATTCTGCAGATCCACTATATAAACTATTTAAGGAACCCGTTAAAGGATTAGGAACAAATATATAACTACCACCATAAAAACTACTTACTCCTGCTGATAGTACAATTTCGTTTGTATTAGAACCTGTTGCCATTGATGCTGAGTCAAAAAATCCAGCAGAACCTGTTGAGGTTTGGTTATATCCAGTAACAGTTGCTAGTGAAGATATTTTTAAATTACCTTCACCTAAAGATGCAGTAAAATTATTACTTAAACCCGCTGTAATACTATCTAAATGTAGTTTAAAAATAAGTTCTTCTCCTACTACTAAATTAGTAGAAGGAACATTTATATTAAAAGTAGATGTTGTTATTTTTTGTGACATAAATATTTTTATTGAACATAAGTTTGACAACTAGTATTTATAGATATAGTTACTGTAGTTCCATCTACAACAAATGTATCACCATCTATATAATTATTTCCATTAACTGTTATTTGAGGAAGACATTTATATACACCTACAGGATCCCAATCACCTCCCACACCTGTTTGTTCAACATATGTAGATCCTGCAGGTATAACTGCTGGAAATCCTGGAAGAAGGTGATCTTCTCTATCTTTAGTTTGAACATCAGGATTAATTCCATCTCCACATGATGTTCCATACCATCCATAAACTCGTGCTGATGTTATAGATAAAGTAGTTAAAGGTAAAGCCTCAGTTAAGGTAAAAGCAAATCCATACCCACTATACCTTGTAAAATATAAAGTAACTGTTGGAGGATTACCAGCAGTAAATGTTAATGGATATGATGTTATTAAAGTTTCAACTCCACTACTTTTCTTATACACTTGTAAAGACCAAACTGCCTCATTTTGTGGAGATGTTGGTACTTCAAAAGTAAGAGGTAATGAGGCTACTATAGAATAATTTCCTGTTTCTTGAATAGAATAAGTAGGAAAACTACCTGTGGTACCTGGAGTAAAAGCATTACTGCTATCAGAAATTTCTGAGTCAAATATACGTGTAACGTAACTTGAAGATAAAGGATAAGCAGGAGATGTTGCTCCGCTACCACTAATATAAGCGTTAGTTAATAGGCTATTTTTAGCTTCGGATGATTTAGAAGATAATTGGGATAAACTTTGAAAATATATTGTAGGATCAGATCCAAAATATAAAATAGGATTATATGTGTATCCACTATCAAAAATAATTTTCTCGCCGTTTGTTGATTTTTGGTTTGAATATAATTGATTATTAAATAAGGATATACTACCTGTATGATTAGCTACAAAGGTATTTTGAACTTCTTCCCAATGTTTATTACGCAAGTTCAACTCAGTTAAATTACCATCAATATCAACTAAATATTTTAATATAGTATTATTGCGATTAGGTAAAAATTTATTTGGTGTTATTTCTGTAAATAATCCTAATTTAATAGAATTTCTATCAATAACAGCCGTTTTACCAAATGAAATATCTCCACCATATGTTGCAGAGGCACTGGTGTAATTATTATATGTTGCACTAGATAATTTAGATCCTTCATATCTTGATAATTGATATGATCTTAGTGATTCATATGAATCTTGCAATTCAACAGGTCCTATTATTTTATCATTTGCTGTACCATATATATATTCTATATTTCTTCTTGTAGTAGATATTAAACTACTAGAAATATTATTTAAAACTACATTAAAGTCAGAATGTAAAAATTTATTTAAATTTGCACTTTCAGTTACATTATGTTGAGCATTCCAAGAAGCTGTATTAAATAAGTAAGGATTTGGATTACTATTTTCAAAATAATTATAAACATTAACTCCACTACCTGTTATATTACCATCATAATATGCTGCTTTACTACCTGTTAATTTATTATAATAATTGTTATATTCGGTTCCAATAGAAAGACCTTCAATGTTACCTTCACTTATATCTATTTTAGAAGTAAATGACGGATTTGAAAAAGACCATTTGTTTCTTTCTAATATTGGAGATGAAATCGTAACACCTGTTGAAAGATTTGTTCTTGCTGGAACATAGTCTTTTAACATTTTAAATAATGAATTATCAAAAAACTGAATTAGGCGAATAAAACTATTATAGTCAGTAGCAGCAATTGATCCACTATTTACAGAACTAGTAAATGGAACTATAGAAGCACTTAAAGGAGAATAGTATTTTTCTTTTTCAGTACTTAAAGTGGTATATGAATTATTATATTGATATCTAGGGTCACCTATAAAATCATCTAAACTCCAAGTAGCACTTGCTGAAGCGGCAATAGATGCAGAAGCGAATATATCAATTTTTTCTTGAGGAGAAAATGAAATATCTACATAATGAGAATCATTTGTTCTAAATTGAGATGATGTGGTAGATTGTTGTTGTAAACTAATATATGGAGATAAAACGCTACCTGTTATTGTATTTGATACTATCCTAACTTTATTATTATTATATTCATTTAATAAACCTGATTTAGTGTCACCACCATATTCTTTTATTTTTAATATACTACCTGTAATACCAAAAGTTGAAATTAATGTTTGTAAACCATAAGTTGTACCTTTTGTTTTTAATAATAAAGGTAAATTATGATAAATTCTTTTATAGGATTCTGCTAATAAATCTTTATGGGGAATTGCATTTAAATAAGAACCGGTTGATGTAAAGTTATTATCAAAATTTACGCTACCACTACCCCCAATTAAAAAATCAGTATTATCTGAATTTCCGTATTGGTTATATAGTTTAGTTCCTAATGATTGTAGCACATGATATACTAAATCTTTAGATACACCTTTATTTAAGTTATTATTTGCTAAATTAACATCAGTTACTGCTTGTAAATAAATCCAAATATTATCAAAATAATGACCAACCATATTAAGGAAAGTAATATATTGATTATTATTATCATCTTCCTTAACAAATTCAGGAAGAGTATTTATTATATAATTTGAATTATAATCATCATAATCATCAGCACTAGACGTAGCAGCATTATACCATGTATTTGCTGAAAGAGAGCTTGTAGGATATAATGTAAATGGTTTTGAAGAAGTAGATTTTGGATAAGGATTAATTCCATAATCTAAAGATGATGTAAGTGATCCACTTTCAAAATATAGATAATATTCAAATCCATCAAAATTAGTTATAATATCATTTATACTAGCTGTAGTACTATTTATAAAACTAGAAGACAAACTTGAAGTTGAAGTTTGATATATAACTATATCACTTTTATAATCTTCTATTTGCTTTACTTTATTATAAAAATTAACTAATCTTTGTTTAGCTGAACTAAAGAATATAAAATTAGTATAATCAGTATAGTCTACATTTATACTAATACTTTGTGAAGTAATTAAACTTAATAGTTGTTGATAAGAAGATGTAGATAAATTTTGTACACTATTTATTAAACTAGTATAAGTTTGATATGAAGTAGCAATATTATTTTGATTAGGAACATCTATGTTAAAATTAGGTCCTCTTAATTGTGGTAAAGCGGTGGCTAATATTAATTTATCTAGATTAATATCAAAAACATATGGATTAATTTTTTCTTTTACAACCCATAAATTAACTTTTTCCGATATATTAATAGGTAAAGGTTGATATAATTTAAATAATATCTCATAACCTGATTCTATCTTATTTAGGGCAATGTTTACCGCGGTTACTTGAATATTATTACCAAAGTTAATAACATAATCTACAAAATAAGCTGATCCTGTATATTGGTTTATTAAATTAGTAGCAGCTGTTTCAATTTCAGCATTTGTTAAAATTGTAGAACCAATTCTTAATTCTGTTCTATCCGCTGATATTTCTTTTAAAAATAAATCAGCATTGGGGTCTGAAACTTGATTATTAAAAAAGTTATATTGTACTTTAAATTCACCTGATGAGTATCCTAGATTTTGTAAGTCCTTAATAGGGTCAATCTCAATAATAGGTAAAGATCCAGAAGTTGTTACAAATGATGTATTAGGAGATTTAAAGCTTTTATAGCTATAGTTTGTATTTAAAAGATTATTTCCAGCATCATAAATAAAGTATTCAATATAGTCATTTTGTTTACCAAAACTTTCTTGTATTGTTTGGGAAGTAAGTAATCTAATATCTTCTTCGTTATAACGAGATATTTCTTGTGTACTTAAAATTGATCCTATTATTTTAATATTGTCTGCCATTATTTAGAAGTCAAATCTTTTATTATTTGTTGTGAATCAAGTACCTCTTGTCTAAGTGATGTTATTTCGTTTAGTAATGCTTGAATATCATCTTGGCTAATACTAACACCTAAATAATCTGCTTCTTTTTGCAAGATATATTTATGTGAATTTGTATCTCCTTCTCTTGGAATTTGATAAAATAAATCTTCGTATAATTGAAAAAAATCATCAATAGTAAATGAAGGAGTTTCAACAATACCTTGATTTATTAATTGATGAAATTGAGTATCAATTACTCTACCATAAGTATCCTTATTAAATACAGTTTTTTGTACTGGTATTTGTGACATTATCTTATAACTTTAAAATAGTAATTATTATCAGATATAACTGTCTCACCGTTAGATAATACAGTTTTAAATAATAATTTATAGTAGCGTTCAGGTTGTAATCCGTTCATATATACATCAAAATAACTACCACTAGCATCACAGCTAATTTTAGTATAATTTATATCATAATCTACGACAATTTCTTCGGTATCCAAGTCCTTTATTGACCAATATGAAGTAGATGGTAAAGCCTTATTACTTAAATAAACAGAACTAGTTTGAAATACTCTAGCTGGGAATTTATCTCTAGCATTTATTTTAAAGCGTTGAACTGAATCTTGTTGAAATTCACCTTTATTATTACCTAATGAAGTAACAAATAAATCATTAGAAATAACGGATAATGAACCTGTAATATATGATGAATCATCCCATCTAACCTCTAAACATGGTGGATATATAGTATGGGTGTTATCTGAGAAATATTTTGTTTCGAATTTAGATTGTGTTGTAAATTCTAAAGATGATGAATATTTTAAAATAAAACCATAGTTGGATATGATATTAGTATAACTTGCACTTACAGCATTTGTTACTTTTAATTCAATATCTTTAGAAGTAGAAAAAGTAAATGATTGTGTTGATTGGTAATTAGAACTAGTATACCATAAACCACCCCCTACATTACTACCACTTTTATAAGAACCTGTAGTTCCAGAAGTAAAAGAACTAGAAAACCATGTACTACCACTACTTTGATCTTTATATTGCCAACCAGCACCATTAGTCGTAATAGGAGAATTACCTAATCTACCAGTACCCTTATTCCAATCCGTTGCAATTGGATGCGCAAATAAAGTATAATTTAAAGGTATAGATGAAGCGTTAGCTAAATATGCTTTTAAATAAACATCAAAGTTTTTACCAGTAGCTCTAGCTAATGATTCACTGATTTGATTAGTAGGAAATTTAATTAAAGTACGTGATACCTCATTAGTACCATTGATAGAATAATAAGTGCTAAGTTCTAATATTTCATCTAATCCGGTATTTAATGTTGGATAGAATGAATATAACGTAGCACTTTTTTCGGGAAATATTTTGTAGATTGCCATAGTTAGTAATTACTACATATAAATATGTTAACTACCAAATTATTTTACGCTAATAACGTATGATATTCTTTAAAATGCTTAATACGATCTTCTAATCCAATCGTACCACCGTTGACACGTTTAGTGATAGATGTAACAACTGCATCAGTTGCGCCACCATCTGCTAATTTATGTAAACCATTTTTATTAAAGAACCAAGCAGCCGATGCTAATGGATATTTTGTTGCAACTAAATCTGGATTAGCAACCATATCTTCACTAATTGATTTACCAAAAGCAACATAATTATCTTTACCTGTTAATTGTATGAAACCACGACCGTGAAATTTCCAACCATCACCAGATGTTTTATCACCATTACCCATTCTGCTAGCGTAAACTACATTAGCAATTTTTTCAGGCTTACGTTCGTATGCTAAAGCAGTTGCTTCATCAGGAAAATATTTTTTAAATATACCCATTAAACCTTTAGCTCCATAATTTAAATTTTCTTGTACTAATTTAAACCCACCTGATTCGTGACCACACTGTGCTAAGAAGTGTGCTAAACGTAATGGAGTATTGATTTCAAATTTGTCTTGGATTCCTGGAATTTGAGCAATTACTGTATCAGGAATGTGTCCTTTTAATTTGTCTAGATTCATATTTTTGGTTTTTAATTTACAACAACTCTACCTTGTATATCTGCGTTAGGGTATCTAACTTCAAATATAGCAGGATCTAATGAAGGATATATATTATCCTTTCTTGTAGCGCCTGGAATATCATATCCATATGGAGAATAATTCCCACCTTGTTTATTTACAACTTCTAATTTAACTACTGACTGTACTCCTTTAACTTGTAAAAGTTTAGAAGTAACATCTGATAGTGAAATTGGTTGGTTAATTTGCCATTTATCTATATTAAAATGGTCTTGTAAAGTTGATATACAAGATGTTAAAATATCTTTATTAGAATACCCGCTGGAAATAGTAATATCAAAATTTATTCCAATATTAATATAATAAGCATCTTTAATATTAATAGCATCAGTAACCATTCTATATTGATTTATATAGGTTACTAAATTATTTTTTAAAGTAACGGAACCTGTAGCTAAATTTTTATTTGAATTATATGCTAATATATATAAGTCTAAAGCTAAAGGATTATATTGTTGTGTATAAGAAGTAGTTTCTTGAGGATTTCTACTAAAATCTTGAGAAATATATGCTTTAGCTATAGTACCATAATCTGAGGGCATCGATAATGCTCTTATAGTATAATCATCTTTAGTTACAGATCTTAATTGAGTAGAATAAGCATACAAAGTATTTTGTCTAATTTCATCAGCTGTATCTCCATCTCTTCCTCCTGTAGAAGGATTTGGATTTGTTGATATAACACTGCTTAAAATAGTAGAAAATAAACCTCCTGAATAGCCATTTTTTGTAGAGGTAATTCCTGTTGTGTTAATAATAGTTAAATCATTAGATGGAATATTAGATGTTATTCCACCACCTACTAAATATTTTACTGTTAATGAACCTGAAGGTACTAAACCATATTCTTGAGTAAAGAAAGATGATGCTTCATTATAATTATTAGTTATTAATGAAATACCAGGTACAGATCCTGATTGAATATTTCCTGCGGTTGGAATTATTTGTGAATCTGTTTTATTTGAGGATAATCCTGCTCCAAATTCTAATTGTAGTGTATTATCTGATAGAAATCTAGATACAAATCGTTGAGGAACTCTTTGTAGATTCATTAAATAAGGAACTTGATCGGAATTAGATCCAGTATTATTTGTTTTTTGAAATATAGAAGATTGAGCTAAATAAGGAACTTCATACCAAGTACTTCCATTACTGCCTGTAACATTTAATATCTGTAATATATTAGTATCAGCAATGTTTGCTGTTGAAAACTTTTGATTACCTATAAAAGATATAGTTGAAGTTTTAATTTCAGCAGAAATAGCACTAACTGATTTTTTAAATAAGAAATAATCATTACTATAGAAAGTAATTTCAGTACTACCTGTATTGGTAAAATCTATTTGTTGTGTAGTTAAAAATTTAGTGCCTGTTGAATTTGAAGTAACTGTTGTGTTTGAAGGAATAAGTAAACCATAAGTATTATAATCTGGAGATCCAGAAACATTAGGGATTAATTGATATACATCAATAGTAGCATTTGAAGCATACGATGCTTTAGGTCTATATCCCATTACATATGCTTGAGCATATAGATTTTCTTTTTCCTTAGAGTATAATAAGAAATTTTCTTGTACTTGAGTATCTAAATAAAATGACATTACATCGCCAACATAAGAAGACATTTCAATAAACATATTGCCTGGTGTTGCTTCAGAAAAATCATTATATGTTGTTGGGAAATAGGTCTTAGCATATTGCTGTAATGCTGATTTAAAAGATGTAAAATCTTTATTTAAATACGATATATTTTTATCTTCATTCATTATTATACAAATTGTACTGTTACTTGATCAGGGGTTTGAGAAATACTTAATAAATAATCTACAGTAATACTTACTAAATTATAATCATTGTTTGGAACTAAAATAATATTTTGAACAGATATTTCAGGTATAAAAGTATTTATACTATCTAAAATACTATTTTTTAAAGTCTCAACATTGTCATTAGTAATACTTTCAAATAAAAATTTTCTTAAATCACACCCAAAAAGCGGATTTAGTATTCTTTCACCTTTAGTAGTTAATAATAAATTAATTAAATTAGATTTAATTTGATCTTTAGTGGTGTAGGTACTATTAAATACTCCCCCACCATTAAAAGGTAAACTTACCCCAATAGCAACATTTTTTTGTAAATCAAGTGGATTTACTCTTATCGTTTGAGGTATGGGCATATTAATCTAATCTTGATAATCCTGCTCTTTCTTGAGGCGTCATGTTCATTGCTGAATCTGCAATAAAGGCTGACAGATCAATAGCTTGATCAGAATTATCTGGTAATGTTGGTAAATTGTTTATAGAAGGTATATTATGTCCAAACATAGATCCCATTTTACTTGCAAGTTGACTGCGAAGTGCTGGATTTAATGGGTTTGTTGATTGGATGTCATTACTAGTAAAATTCAATGTTTGTTGATTTTCACGTAATGCTGTTTTATTTTGACGAGCTATAGCTTCATTCAAAATATCAGGTAATTCTTCATAGATAGCCTCAGTTACGGCTTCTTTAATTAATCTTTTAAATGCTTTGATGTTCATAATTATAAATATTTATCCTTGTAAATTCTTTTGATCT